TCAATAATCCTGGTCAGGATCATAATCTTCTTCATCCTCATCGTCCTCATCAAACTGATCCCAGTAAGTATCATCATACTCGTCATGAAGATCTTCATCCTCATCATAGTATTCATCTTCACTAAAGTCACTCTTATAAAGAGGCTTGAGAAGTTCGCCCTGATACTCACCGACTACTTCATATCGGCAGGTACGAAGTTTCTCACAATTACAATCACTAGGAACACTGACTACATCTTTTGGATTAATCTTAACAATCACAATCTTATCCCCAGAATCAACGCTGCCATAATTAGCAACGTAGTTTAATGCACCAGCATGAAGCCCTTGCGAACAACCAACAGATCGATTATCATCAACCTTCGCTCGTTGCATTTCACAAACCTTGCCAACGTGATTATCAAAAGTGCCACGATACTTATCCATAAAATCACTACGAACTGCCTTATAGGCCAAGAAATGACCATCCTCAGTAATCGGCAGTAGTTCATGCTCCAAGAAATCATACAGTTCCTTTTGACTCTGCATACTGGGATTTTCCATGAGATTATTCAGAAAATTAACAAGGGGCTGAAAAGGCAGACCTTTGCTCATAAACTCCAGAATACGCTTGCTGATGCTACCATGGACTTCCTCACCCTGATAAAACACCTTACCATTCTTGACCTCAACCAATCCCTGACTAAAATTAGCGACAGCCTTTTCAATGTCAACCAACTCTGCCAACTCATCATTGGTAGCAGTTGGAAGAACCTCCAGAATCAATCGATAATTAATATGATCTGGAAGAACTTGATGAGCCTTATTGTTAAGGATCAGCGTCAAATTACCATCAACCCACATAAAAGGAACACTCATAATTTTTCTCCTGTTTCCTGTGAAATTAAATCAAACCACCCAAACTTGTTCTAAGACCGTCAGTATCAATCTTATTCGTCCATTCTGGCTTGCCTCTGTATCCGTTGTCAAAAGCCCTTATGGGATTCTGACTAGTGATACTTCTGATGTTTCCATTGTTCTCGTTCGCTCCTACAATATACTTGAACATCGGCACTCTGTCAACCTCGTCTTTAAGATTTTTTCTCAACTCGCTCATTTTTGGTAGTTGAGACACTATCTTGGATTCAGTCTTATTTGAGAGACTATTACTAATAGGATTGTGTTCTTCACCATAAATACTAGTCAATCGATGATTAAGATGCTTTAGAGCGATATAGTTACTTCTAATCTTAGACGGATCAAGTCCGTTCATACCATATTGAGCTAAAATAGTTGTCATCTTAGTAAAGTATTCATTCTTATCGAATCGTTTGATATTAAACTCATCATGATTGATAGTATCAGCAAAAAATTCTATAAGCAACCACTGGTCGATAAGACTAATCATATTATTGTTCTTAATATGCTTGGCATAATCAAGACCAAAGATATTAAAGATATGGTACATTATCTGCCTATCTGATTGCTTACATCCATAATAATATCCATTACTACTAAAAGTAGGATCATTGCTTTCAAACTCTTTCTTGCAGTAGTCGATGACATTATTGTATACCGACACACTATCAGATAGCTTATTAGCAATCTTTTGAACCCACTTCTTAAACCACTCATTAAAAGATACTAGATTTATTCCGTCCTTCTTGATCTTTTCAACAGAGCTTTGCTTGATTGCAAAAATCTTCTGATTATCAAATAACTTCTTTCCGATCACAGAATGATCATCCTGAGCCAGTTCGACAATTTTATTAATAGCAGGATATCCTGATACAGATGCGTATCTCATAATTGGGATATAAACAATCTCATTGTCTTCATCTTCCAGATACTCTACAAGATCCTCAGACAATTCCTTGAGATAGCTTGAATGATTAAGATCATTGCCACCCAATGATTTACAGCCCTTATCTGCACCCAAATGGTTGATAGCAAAAATCTCGTCCTTACTAATGGTGCCAGTAGAACCTCTACTCTGACGGGTTCCAGTAGCCAATAGACTACGATAATCAGACACATTGACCACATTAGTTTCTCCACCAATGTGCTTAATTAGATCATCAAAACCCTCAGTGGAATCTTCTGGAGTATCACTATCGATCATAAGATAAGCAAAACAATCATTTTGATTGCAATACTTAGTTACAATCTTTTTAGCAGTTTCAGCACCCCTAACGTCGGAGCGGAAAAATACCATCTTTCCAGACTTCTTCTCATTACTCCAATAATATGCGGGCTTGCCCTGCAAGGTTTCGTGATGAACCTTATCGGTAAGATAAATCAAGCGACGGGATCGATATCCAGCACTTCTCCAATTAAAAATATAGAGTTGCTTGCTTTTCTTGAATTTATACTCAAGGTCTTTGCCACTGCTAAGTTCGTGAACTTTACCATCTGGATCAGTCCAAGATGCACCAGCAGTCCAACCACCAGCAAGATCACTCAGATTATAGTATGTAGTATAAGCATCTACAAGATTTGTACACTGTTCAAGCTTCTTACTCATATCTTCCTTCAGAGAAAGATAAATTTGCTGAGTCTTATCACGCAAGTTCTTAATAACCTGCTTGGTATACTGTAGACCTTCTCTACTAACGTCCATCTCCAATTCGCCAATGTTAAATTGGATTTCAAGATATAGACCAGCTCCAAGAACCTCTTTGACTAGATTCTTCCAATTATCAACGTCAGCTTTCTTGAAAGTTCTATTCCACTTCTGAATAGCGTCATTTTCAATTTCTTTTTCTTCACCAATAATCTTATTGGTATCAACAGGGTATGCAATATTACCCATAATAGCAATGATGCCACTTCCTGCATTATTGTATGCACTAGGATATTGATTATTATTATTGGAAATGCGCCCGATCTTCCATCCGTTACCCTCAATTACAATATTATAATGAGAATACGAATGATCTGTCATAGAAGTATCCGTACCACCTTCAATAATGGGCTTCATCTTGAAGTAGTGGAAAATCCTCTTGGATTTATTGGCAAACTCATGAAAGTCATGCTGCTTAACAGCAAAACTAATCTCAAGACCATTTGGTTCAGTAGTGTCTGTGATTCCAAAAAGATTTAGACTAGGAACCCCGCTCTCATCCATAGCTGCAATATATGCATATCTCTTGCCATTGTAATAAGAAGTTGTACTGAAGCTCTTTGTATAAGCAAATGGACTCTTACTACCAAGACCAAGGCAGCCCACAAAATCATTACTATCGTTTTTATTAGAAGCTCCGTATGTTGTATACAGTTCTTCCATATCTTTTTGACTAAGACCAGTACCAAAGTCACGAACAATAAAATTAGGATTAGCTTGTGTTGGCAAAGTTACCTTAAAAGGATTTTTGTTGCCAGCAGCGATATGAGCATCATAACCATTTGTAGAAAGCTCACGAATAACTGCCATAACCTTATCGGAATACAGAGAATCCGAAAGGATTTTAAACATTTTGCTGGTCTGAGCGATAGTAAATTGATTACTGCTCTCAAGACCCCTGCTATGAATTTCAACTGTTCTATCTGCAAGTTTCATCGAAAGTCTCCAAAAGGTTCAAGTTTCCTGTGATCTCCCAAGTATACTATCGGCAATCGTGCTTGTCAAGCTTGAGTTTCTTTTTTGCTGACCCGTGTTATGCTAATATATCCAAAGTAGATTGGTATTAATCCTATATACCATATAGGAATTGCTAATAAGCACATATTTATTCCAGTAAAAAAACACAATAAGGATAAAAGATAAACTATGATTTTTGGACAACCTATTCTTGCTAGTAAATAAGTAATCGGTCCAACTAACAACGTAAACAACATAATAACCGTCGCCACTAAAGCTAGGCTAGCCATCAATCATCTTCCTCATCATTATATTCTTCATATGGCTCTGATTCGTAGTTATCATCGTCATAAGGATCCCATTCTGAATTATATTTATTTTCTTCTTCTTCCATATGATCTTCTATAATTTCAGCAGCGTCCATTATGATTTCAAATTCTTGTACTTTATTTGATATATCGGATATTTTTCTATCCATGAATTTTAACGATCTTTTTAAGTCAATAAATTGATCAGATATTAGTTTTGTTAATTTATTTTCTATAGAAGCTACTTCTTTTTGTAGCTTAGAAATTTCTTTGAATATATCATCAATATTTTTTGGCATCTTAGCTTAACCTCTTATACTCCTTTATATCACCATTTTGTACAATTTTCAAATCCTCATAAGGAGAGGCTATCCTTCGATAAAATTCTTGCTTAATATTCTCTAATACACCAGTTATGATTGCTATTTTGGCGTATGATGTAGAACCCATAATACCAGCCACAATACGACTGAAAGAATAGTTAATCTTTCCAGCAGTTAGTAAAAAATCATTATCATCAAGAGATTTATTATCTCCAATACATCTTATCATTTCATTGATACAATCGTCTAAATTGGTGCGATCTTCTTCTTTGATATATGGCATAAATATTATTCCTCGCAATTACAAGCATATTTAAGACAATACGAACATTTTGGACCGGGATCAGGATTACCCCATGCATTACTATAACCATCAAAACTTTCTGCGCCAGTATCGATACAAACTATTGTTTTTTTTGATAGCCTAATCACAGACCCAACATTATACCAATGGCAGTCCCAAAATTTTAGACCAGTTTTTATATAGATATTATCTACTAGATTTTGTATCTGTCTCATGGAAAAAGAATTATGTTTTACAGGATATGCTTTTTCTGTAATATATCCCCAATAACTAGGTTCTGTAAAAAATAATCCATCGTCTTCAGCAAATTCTAATCTACAAATTTTACTATAAATCTGGGGAGCAAGATCAAACTTTGATAATCGTTTCTGATATTTATATGATTGCTGTGCTTTCTTTTTGTTCTTAAATTCTTTGAAAACCCAACCATCTTGGTTTTTAATGGGATACACTTGACAGTATCCTCCCTCGTCGAACCATCCAGAATAGTCTATTAGATAGTCGGTATTGATCATTTTAGTAAGAAATAATCTGAGAAATTTCTCCGGTCAGATTAAAAAGAAAGTTTCTGGCTTTATCTAAAGAGTAAAACTCTCCCAAAAATATAGTATCGGTTTTTGGATCGTTCTTATATCTAATACCATATATTTGATAGAATGGATCATCTAAAGCCTCATCCTCTGTGTCAAGAAATTGCTCTGCACTAGTAATCTCATCAATAAATGTTCCACCTTCATAATCACTAAATTCTCTAACAGTAACAAGTTCAAAGTATTCTATGGGAGACTTTGGATTATTATTCTTTACTCGTCCATTACATAAAGTATTAGTCATTAGTATTTATCCTATAAAGTGGAACAATTTTTGTTTGATCATTATATGGATTGTTTTGTAGTCTTAAATCGTATAAGTCTCCTCTGTCGTTTATTTTTGCATAAGCAACTGGTAATATTTCTATCTGTTTTATTTCTCTAAGTTTTTTAAGTTCGTCTTTGGCATTATTAATCCAAAAAGTATCTGCACCAGCAGATATAGCGAAGTCTATGATAGCGTCTATAGGGTTAGCAACTTTATTTAGCATATATTATTCTTTATATTTTTTATCTCTTGTTCTATTTTTTGAATTCTACTATAGATATCATAGTAACTAGGCAAATCTTTTGCCATCGTTTTACCGTCTCCAATACGAGTATCCCATACTTCATGTTTTATTTCATATAGAAATACTTCACCAAGTCTGGGAATATGTTCGCTATTGTTTCTAGCTCTAGCTATATTAAAATATGCGTTCATAGTAAAAATACAACAACCCACAACCACACATATGAACCACAGGATTTTTTGGAGGTTGAGCCTGTGTCCAATATGGTGGTGTGCGGGTTATTGTTTCCTTTATAGGATTACTGATTAGTGTGATGGCTCTTTAAACGCTGAACAATCTGAGCCATGTTGTCAACACTATCAACAGTCTTAACGGGCTTCTTCCTCTCCATTTCTGGAAGAGTAATGTTCTTTTCAGCAAGAGCCTTCTTGGTTCTTGCGTATCGAGCCATTGTGCTTGCAACCTTCTGACCAGTCTTATCAGCAATTTCTGCATATGTCTTAGACGAAAAAACTGCCTCAAGAAACTGCTCATCAGAGCAACGAACTCTAGTCTGCTTCTCAACCGTAGTAACTTCAGCCATGATAAATCCTCCAAATAATCCTAACCAACCGAAACAAGCCTTAGTCACTCGACCAATTTTAACTTGCCTCGTACTTTGATTATACATACCTGTATCGGCGTTGTCAACAGTCGAACTTGATTTTTTTTGAATGCTTTGATACACAAATATTCAGTCTACAAATACTCCTTGAAATTCTTTTATTAAAAAATCTCTCAGTTCCTTAGTAGATTCTTCATTTCTTAAATTAAATAACAATTTGTCTTGTCTATCTGATGGAAATGAGTCCTGTCCTTCATTAAAAACTTTTTCTGCTTTTATTAAAAAATATTGTATGGCATTCCTAAACTGCTCATTAGTATTCCAGTATTCTCTATCTTTTTTAGATACCACCATAGCCAAAACTGTACAGTAAATGCTAAATTCTAATGATCCAGATACGTAATCGGATTTGGGAATTTCTAGACCATTTCTTATATCATCAACAGCACATTCAGCCCCAGCAATATATGCTGTCCATTCATCTATTGGATATGTTGGAACATCATTCCAATCGCCTAATTGTTGAACAAAATATAAATTAAATCGATATCCTCTAACACTATTTGGAATATATGGTATAATATCTCTTATTGTTAATTTAGGATTTTCTATAATAATTCCACGACCATGACCAGCATAAAAACCATTTATATTTTTTTTAAGTTGTATTTTGTACTGATTTCTTAATTGATTATTTATTCCATGAACAGTTTCATGAACATTTGTACTTCTTCCGTGTTCGTCTCCAAAAGGAACGCTTTTTGAATAAGAGAGGGTTTCATCATACAGTCTATTTGTTTTTGGTTCTCTATACTGAGGTATGTCTACTAAAACTAATCCTACAGAAATTGTTCTACTAGTATTCATATTAATATTGTTTTTAATGGTATATTTTTTATGAAATTTATGAAAAAATTCCGCTCCCATAGACGGATATTGAACAAGTATAAACAATAAAACTAAAAAAATAAACTTTGCCAT